GTGTTTGAGCGGATGAAGGTTCAGAACCCCCGCCGCTACAGCGTCGCCGGTTTGGGCGAATGGGGCATCGTGGACGGTCTGGTGTTCGAAAACTGGGTGGAGGAAGTCTTCGAAAAGACCATCATAGCGGCAAGGCCGGACGTCAAGAGTGCGTTCGGCCTTGATTTCGGTTACACCAACGACCCGACCGCATTCTTCTGCGGGCTGGTGAGCGAAAAGGAGATGACCATTTGGGTGTTCGATGAGCTTTATGAACGCGGGTTGACCAACCGGACCATCTACCAACGCATTTACGGCATGGGATACGCCAAGGAGCGCATCCGGGGCGACAGCGCCGAGCCGAAGAGCCTCGACGAGCTGCGGGAAGAGGGTCTTCGCCGCATCCGCCCGGCGGGCAAAGGCCCAGACTCCATCCGCAGCGGCATCCAGTACATCCAGAACTTCCGTATCGTGGTACATCCCCGCTGCGTGAATTTCCTGACCGAAATTTCCAACTACACATGGGCCAAGGATAAGTTCGGCAACAAGACCGGAAAACCCATCGACGACTTCAACCACCTGATGGACGCCATGCGATACGCGATGGAGGACATCCAGCGCGGACCGACATACAGCTTTGACTGAGAGGTACATCCATGAATCTTATCGTGAACGGCGTGATGGAGAAGATCAACCGTCTCATCGTCCAGCGTTCCACCTGCATGACCGAAAATCAGTTTGCGGCAGAGATCAAGGAATGGAAAGCCAGCCCCCGGCGAGGGATGCAGATAAAAGGCTCTGACTACTACGAAGGCCGGCATGAAATTCTGAACCGTCAGCGAACAGCCATCGGGCGGGACGGCAATCTTGTGCCGGTGAAGAATCTGCCCAACAACAAGCTCATCGACAACCAGTATGCGAAGGCCGTTGACCAGAAGGTGAATTACTTTGTGGGCAAGCCTTTCACGGTGAGCTGCGAAGACCAGACCTATTCCGACCTGCTGGCGGGATACTTCAACCGCGGCTTCTTCCGGCAGCTGAAATATCTGGCCGAAGACGCACTGAACAACGGTCTGGCCTGGCTTTACCCCTACTATGGCGAAGACGGCCATCTGGCATTCAAGCGCTTTTCCGGATACGAGGTGCTGCCCTTCTGGGCTGACGATGACCATACCCGGCTGGACTGCGCCGCCCGGCTCTACACGCAGGAGGTCTGGAACGGCTACACAAAAGAGACCGTCGAAAAGGTGGAGTTGTTCAGAAAGGACGGCATCCACCGCTACATCTTTCAGAACGATATGCTGCTGCCGGACACTGCTGCCGGAGAGTACGAAACATATTTTACCGGTCCCGGGCCGGATGGGCCTGACACCGGCTATAACTGGGAGCGCATCCCGCTCATCCCCTTCAAGTACAACAAGCAGGAGCTCCCGCTCATCCAGCGGGTCAAGTGCCTGCAGGACGCCATCAACACCCTGCTCTCCGACTTCACGAACAATATGCAGGAGGATGCCCGGAACACCATCCTCATCCTACGCAACTATGACGGCGAGGACCTGGGAAAGTTCCGGGAAAACCTTTCGGCCTACGGCGCGGTCAAGGTGCGGGATGATGGCGGCGTGGAAAAACTGATCGTCGAGGTCAACTCCGACAACTACAAAGCCATCCTCGACCTGCTGAAAAAGGCGCTCATCGAGAACGCCAAGAGCTACGACGCCAAGGATGACCGTCTCTCCGGTAATCCCAACCAGATGAACATCCAGAGTATGTACGCTGACATCGACCTCGATGCAAACGGCATGGAGACCGAGTTTCAGGCCGCCTTCGAAGACCTGCTCTGGTTCATCAACAAAGACCTCGTCAACCGGGGCAAGGGCGATTTCGAGGATGTCCCTGTCACCATCGTGTTCAACCGCGATATGCTCATCAACGAGACGGAGAGCATCACCAACTGCCGCAACTCGGTGGGGCTGCTCTCCAACCGGACCATCGTTGAGCAGCATCCGTGGGTAACGGACGCCCAGACCGAGCTTGACCGTCTGGCGGAAGAAAAGGCCGCACAGGCTCAGGACAGCTATACATCCACTACCTTCAATACATAACAGGGAGCGTGACCCGCCGTGAAGAACTCTGAATACTGGCGGGGGCGCTTTTCCCTGCTGGAACGCAGCACCTACAAGACCGCACAGGCTGCACTCCGGGAAATGGAAGCGCTGTACCGGCAGGCCCTGTACCGCACCCGCAAGGAACTGGACAGCTGGTGTACCCGATTCGCTGACGACAACGGCGTTTCTCTCACCGAGGCCCGGCGTCTGCTGGGAGCGAAAGAGCTGGAAGAGTTCCGGTGGGACGTGGCACAGTACATCGAGACAGCCCAGAAAGCCGGGTTAGATGAGACGTGGCAGCGCCAGCTGCGCAATGCTTCGGCTAAGGTTCATATCTCCCGGCTAGAAGCCGTGGAAACACAGATTCGCCAGCAGATAGAGGAATTATATGCCGGGCAGAAAGCACGGCTCACAGAGGCCGTTCGCCGGGCGGCAGACGACGCCTACACCGGCACCCTGCAGGAAGCAGCCAAGGGCCTCGACGTGAATTTCAAAACCGTCTCCCTCGACAAGACCCAGTTGGACGCCCTTACCTCCAAGGCGTGGACGACGGACGACCGCACCTTCCGCGACCGCTGCTGGACGAATAAGAACGCCCTCGTGCAGGCCGTTCATAAAGGCTTGACGCAGGGTCTGCTGCGGGGCGACTCCCCGGCCCAGCTCACCGACGCCATCGCCAAACAGTTCGACGTTGACCGCTACAAGGCGGGCCGTCTGGTCTACACCGAAACGGCCTACTACAGCGCCCTCGCCGAGAAGCAGGGCTTCAAGGACTTGGGCGTCGAGAAGGTGGAGATCATCGGCACTCTAGACGGCAGCACCTGCAGCATCTGCGGCCAGCTGGACGGCAAAGAGATACCTCTTGCCCAGTATGAGCCGGGCGTCACCGTGCCGCCTTTCCATCCCCGCTGCCGCTGCACCACCGCACCCGTCATCCCGGAGGACTTCGCCGACGGCCTGCGCATCGCACGCGATGAGGACGGCGAAAAGTATTATGTGCCTGCGGGAACGAAGTGGCTGGAGTGGAAGAGTAGGCAGAAAACCGCTCTTTATCAGGATGTTCTGAAGGGTACGGTCATTCCTTCTGATGAGACCGTACAGAATATTCCGACAGCTCAATTCTCCGAAATGACGGAAAGTCAAGCACTTTCTCTGCGAGATGCTCACCGTTCTGTCCTGCAACTAGTCCTCGACTCCGGCACTCCCGACCATGAAGCAGGTTGTTTCCTTATGAGCGACTTTTCTCACACAGAACCGTTTATCAGCAAATCCTCTGGAAGCATACAGTTTCCGGCGACACCTCAAGGCGCAGTTGGTACGATTCACAGTCACCCTACAGGAACATCTTTTTCTTTGGGCGACATTCTACAGTTTGCAAGCGATGCAGATTCGAGTATAATGACAGTAGTTGGAAACAACGGCTCTGTTTATCTTTTTCAAAAAACTGAGGATTTTGATATTTCAGGATACCTTCTTTTCCTGAATGAGCAAATGGAGTTGTTTCCCAATCGTCAAGAGGATGCTCAAGAATATCTGAAATTCATGGAGGCAGTTTTACATGGAGCCGAAAAATACGGATTTGACTACAAAGCTTTCTGAGCTTGCGAATGCCGCCGAGCCTTATACGCCCGAAGAAATGCGTGTCTATGATGACGGTAAAGACGAGCGGCGGCTTTTGGCTACCGTCGCTCAATATGCGTTAAAACATCCCACGAAATAAGCCTTTAGGCCACGATGCACACCGCACCGTGGTTTTCTTTTGCCCATTTTTTAGGAGGATAGCATGAAACTTTTTACTCTCTGGCTCATGGCGCTGCATCCTGTCGTTTTCTATTTCTTTGCCTACTGCTGGACTTTCGCAGCACTGGTCATTACTGTCTCCATTCTTTCCAAGATGTTCTCTGAGCTGAAAGAGTGGCTGAAATCGCTCGTTCGCAAGAAAAACTGAATCATGCAAGCGTCTTTGCCTCCGGGCGAGGGCGCTTTTTTCATGCCGTTTTCGCTCAATGGTAGAGCTGCTGATTTGTAATCAGCGGACGCGGGTTCGATTCCTGTAAGCGGCACCATCGTCTTTCCCGCCGCAGACGGTAAACGCAGCGGGGCAAGTCGTGGCTCCTACCCACGGTAAACACAGGACTCAACAAACGAGGTGAACGACATGAAGAAAGAAGACCTGCTGGCAATGGGTCTGACCGAAGAGCAGGCAGACAAGGTCATGGATGGCCTGAACGGCGATTTCGTGACCAAGAGCCGCTTCAATGAGGTCAACACCGAGCTGAAAGCTGCCCGCACCGCCCTCTCTGAGCGGGACAAACAGCTGGAAGAGCTGAAAAAGGTGGACGCCGCTGCTCTTCAGGCCCAAATCACCCAGCTTCAGGCCGACAACAAGCAGAAAGACGCCGACTATGCCGCCCAGCTCAAGGCGCTGAAGATCAGCAACGCCGTGGAGCTGGCGCTGACCGGTGCCAAGGCCAAGAACAACACCGCCGCCAAGGCCCTGCTGGCTGACTTTATCAGCAAGGCAGAGCTGACCGACGACGGCACCGTGAAGGGCCTTGCGGATGAGGTCAAGAAGCTGGCCGAGAACGAAGAGACGGCGTTCCTCTTCGAGAAAGCTGCTGCGGGCGGCTTCAAGGGTGCAAAGCCCGCCGAGAAGGGCGACCCTCCCGGCGTCAATGGCATGACCCTTGAGCGTCTGCGCGGCATGAGCGCCACCGAACGACACACCTACTCCCTCAACCATCCTGAGGAGTACCGGGCTCTTTACAACGGAGGTGTTACCTGATGCCCAACAAACCCTACGATAATTTCTTTCTCGCCAATGAGATCGAAGACCAGTACAACTCCCACCTCGACCTTGTGCAGTTCTGCACCGTCGATAACTCCTTGACCGGCACGGCAGGCATGGACTACAAGGTCCACGTCTACAAGGCCACCGACGGCACCGAGAAGCTGACCAAGGGCGAGGGCAACACCAAAACCATCGAGGCCGACTTCACCGAGAAGGTCTACAAGATCCTGCTGGCGCAGAACCGCTTCTCCTACTTCGACGAGGATGCCATGACCGACCCGATGGTCGTCACCACC